AAGAGATCATCATAGCTGCCTTGAACCCCTACGTGACCTACGGGGTCAAGCCCAAGAAGCCGGGTCCGATTACCAAGCCTGCTGATATCGATGAAGCTATCCAGTGGGGATGGTAGTGGATGGCATCCACCCTGCATGCGCTGGCCACGAGGAGGCTCACAGGGAAGGCGGCAAGGGAACAGATCGAGAAGTCGAGCAGGAAGTGCCGACCGATCCTTGACCGCATCCTGAAGAAGGACCTGAGGTGCGGGGTCCACGCCAAGATGATCAACACAGTCTTCCCGGCGCTCATCCCCACATTTGATGTGGCGTTGGCCGACGAGGGCTTCGTGATCATCGATGGGAAGATCGTTCAGAGGGTTCCGGTCGAGTACCCTGTCTGGGTCGAGCCGAAGTACGACGGGGTCAGATGCATCGCTCTGGTGGATGGCAAGGGGGGCGTCAGGCTCCTATCGAGAAAAGGGAAACCGTTTGATAACTTCCCGCATATCACTGCTGCGATATCTAAGTATTTGCATTCCAGTGAACCGATGATGCTGGATGGTGAGGTGGATGGTGCCGTGTTCAAGGAAGTCATGAAGGTTGCCCAGCGGAAAGAAGGAAAGGATGATAGCGAGCTTTCCTATCGTGTCTGGGATTGCATGCACCGGGACCACTTCCTGCAGCAGGTCCAGTTGTACTCACTTCAACAGCGGCAGAATCTGTTGGCCGCACTCCTGCAGGATAATGATAGGATCACCCGAGCGCCGGGGCGTATGGTGAACAGTGAAGAGGAGATGCTGGAACTCTTCCTGCAGATGAGGAAGATGGGGTACGAAGGTCTCATCCTGAAGCCGCTGAACCTGTCTTACTCGTTCAAGAGAGACAGAAGCTGGATCAAGGTGAAAGAGCGTTTTGCTGACGACTATAAGGTTACTGCCTTCATCGAGGGTGAAGGGAAGTATGCCGGTCAGCTTGGTGCCATCGAGATCGATGTAGATGGTGTTGAGGTTGATGTCGGTAGTGGCTTCAAGGATGCAGAGCGTGCTGACATCTGGAAGCACAAGAAGAAGTATCTTGGTCGCTGGCTGGAAATCCAATATCAAGAGAAGACTGATGACGGCTCTCTTCGATTTCCTGTGGTGAGTAGAGATGCTGGTGGGAACATCAAGTGGCGTGTGGACAAGGATATGGATGAGGAGTAGATCATGGCTATGGTTGACAAAGACGAGGTGCGGCATGTAGTACGAAAGGCGGAGAGCGCGTGCTCGAAGTCAGCGGACTATCACGAGGTAGCCGATTGGCTGGACGAAGTCGCTGCCGAGATGAAAATGGAGGCTGAGAAGAGCGTCTTTTCGGCGAGACCTGCGAGGCCGGTCTTGACGATGCAGGACGTTCGCGGTTTGGCAAAGGACTTGCGCGAGAGAGCGAAGGCAGGCGACTAATGGCGCGGGCCTAATTTTCATTGGTAGGAGTAGTCAGTGTTGTCCCTGATTAAGTTGGATATCGAAGCCCTTCGCATTGAGAACATCGTCCACACCTTCGCGTTAGGCTGCAAGACCATTGATGTCAAAGTTGCATGGGGCCTTGACGGTGAGGAGATGCGACTGCCCTCTAGGGCTGTGAAGCATGTGCTCGAAGAGTGGTCATGGGAAGGACGGTCTCCTCTTGAAGCAGGAGGAGAGGACCCTCACTGGAGCCTGATACTGGAGGCTGAACTGTGCTATCCGATCATCGTGACGCAGGAACCTCTGGAAAAGAATCTGACTGTGGTGGATGGCAGGCACCGGGTGGTGAAGGCATGGCTCCTCGGTGAGAAATTCATAGCCGCGAAGTTCATAGACTATGAAGTCCTTCGGAAGGAAGCTGCTATCTCGGAGGCAGAGATACAGGATCAATTGGCGCGTATACCAGACTTGGTTTGATGGGGGAAGTGATTGGTGCCGGGGAAGCCGTGGCAGATAGCTATAACCTTTGAGAAAGAGGAGAAAGATGATTCGTGCGACTAGCAGGAAAGTGTATCAGAAGATCGTGAATGATATGGCCCCCGGACTCCGCAGGAAGATATGCGAAACCCTCTTGTATGGGAATGCCAATCTGACTTCTTCTGAGATAGCTCAGCGATTGGGTTGCCCAAGGGATTCTATTTCTCCTCGGTTGAAGGAGTTGATTGATCGTGGTTTGGTTGAGGAACGGGGCACTCGGGATTGCACAGTCACTGGCCAGTCCAAGATCACGTATTGGTTAACTGGTCAACCGGAGCAGAAGCCCACGGATACCAAGGTGAAGAAGCCCACCAAGAAGCAGATCGAGAAGATGTTCCAAAAGATCAAAGCGGTGCGCATGGATACGGCTGGTTCTGGCGGTTTTCTTGGAAGTGCTCAATACTATCTCGGGGTACAGAGAGCGTTGGGTTGGGTGCTGGGTCGCTATGACGTGACACCTGATGACGTGACGGTGGTGGCAAAAGAAATTTCCTAAGAATATACTTGACAGGCTGCATACGGAGCGGTAGTATATACGGGAAAGGAGGCCCACCGATGGCCAAGAAGAAGAGTCTCACGGAAGTGATGGCGAAGAGGATGCGGGAGGTCCGCAAGCAGAAGGGCATGACTACCACGAAGCTGGCCGAGAAGGTCGGCATCACACAGGCGCAGGTGTCCCGGCTGGAGAACGGGCATCAGGGTTTCAGGTCGGCCACGCTGGAGAAGATCGCCAAGGCCCTGAAGGTGCCTGCAGTCGTGCTCACCACGGACGACGAGAAGGTGCTGGCCCTGTTCGGGGCCTAGATCACCATGCCCGTTGCCGGGGCCTCAGGTCCACATGACTGAGGCCCTTTTTTAAGAAACATGCTTGACATACGGAGAAGACGATAGTATTATTCTTGCATGATCACTAGCAGGTGATGGGGAGAAGAATGAAGACCAAGTGCTATTGGTGCCAAGGGACCGTGCAGCCACTGCGGCAAGATTAGGGTGTTGGTCACTTGTCTCTGTCGATTATGCGGCCTGCTTGAAGCGCAGCACCAATCTCGATGGTGCGTGCGCAAGAAATGCGTTCAGTTGCTTACGCCCGTGTAGTTACGGGGTTAGAAGAGGAATCTGGTATAATGGAGTCGGTTAAGGGTAAATGCGTTAGGTGTGGACATTCGCGTGTGGCCCCGGATTCTTCTTTTTGTTTTTTATGCTTACACCGTGTGCGCATGCGTATGCTTCAAGACGCTATCCGTAGGTACTGTAAGTATCGTGGTCTGTGGGATGAGCCTATGCACGTTTGTGCTGATCGTTCTCGTAGTCTTGTGGAACCTGTTAGGTCCTTAGTTTCATTGAAGCCTGCGGATTTAGGGAGAGATACCCTTCGTTGTTGTTTGTGTGGTGGTGAGCATGCTCGGGTAGATTGCTCATGGGACAGACCGAGCAGTTTTTCTCCTGTCTCTTCCGGTAAGCAGCGCAACAATTCAACCATTTTGGTTGGCAAGATAAAAGATGAAGCTCATGCTTATTGGGTATTTCTCCGCGAACATGGGTGGGTTGATTAGTGGAAAGAGGTAGTTATGTGTACATCGTATGCAAATCGTGATTATCGTGTCGCTGTCTTCCTCGATGGCTCCAACATCAATGGCAGCTTCAGACAGTTGTATGGTGAAGGAGCCAATTACGAGAAGGTCCTCGACAAGGTCCTGATGGGCAATAAGCTCCACAGGGCTATTGCTTACGCGGTGCGTCTTGGCGACATGGAGCGGTGGCTGAAGTTCATGGGCCACATCGGCTTTGAGGTGAAGGTCAAGGAACCGATCCGGCGCGAGGACGGTACCACTAAGGCTGACTGGGACCTCGGCATCTGTCTCGATGTGGTGAATCAGGTCCTCCTTGGTGCAGTCGATGCCATCGTCCTGCTTTCTGGTGATGGTGACTTTGCGGACTTGATCAAATGGTGTCAGTCTCGCGGGGTCATCGTCATCGTGGGTGGAGTGGCTTCGAGCACGGCAATGGCAGTGAAGGAGCATGCCGATCAGTTCATTCCACTGGGGGCGGAGTTCGTGCTGAAACGCCCTACCCCTTCAAACAATGAAGTGTTTCAAGAGGACGTGGGGACTACTTCTATTCCGGAGGAGAAGAGTGACGCTCATTGCTTACCTACTGACGATGACCATCGAGGACGCCAAGTTGTATCTGGGGTGCCGAGGATGGAATACTCGGGTAGCATGGGTGCGAAAGAGAAGAATGATGGTCAAGCCTCCTCTGGAATTTCCTGATCGTTGTCATGACTGTGACGCGCCAGTCTCGAAGAAGATGATCTACGTGAACGAGATGGTCAAGAACCTCTTGAGGAGATGGTCTGGCTGGATGGGACACCTGTTCTTCACCAGCCGGTGCAAGACATGACGAAGTTGGAGGTCATTGATTTCCCCACGGTCGAGGTGTTGTTCAAGTGGAGGAACGACGTAATGTCTAAGGCAGAGGAGAAGCTTGGCTAGACCAAGAATGGCTCTTGACATCATACACGTATGAGAGTATGTTCCTCTCGTGAACTAAGGAGGAAGCAATGGCTATCACACAGCACTTTAACCGTGTCAAGAAGTTTATGCAGCTTGCCCAGCAGGAGACCCCTGAGAAGA